TTAGATTCCAATATCGCCTAAATTATCAAAAGTAGCTGAAACACTTTGAAGATCAGAAGCCATCATATGAGTATAAGTATTTAAAGTTTCAGTTACACTAGCATGTCCCATATACTTTGAAACCATAGGAATAGGCACACCCTTATGAATTAGCAGGGAAGCACAGGAATGCCTGAAATCATGAAGCCTAATTCTTTTTACACCAGCTGAATCTGCAATAACACATTTTCTTCTTCTAGCCTTTGCATAAGGTAGAGGCATTAATCCAAAGTCATCACCGAAGACATAAAATTCTTGGCTAAAGTTTTCAAATTTAGATACTTCATCATAATACTGTTTCATTTCAGTAAATAGTGCATTACACATTGGTAGCTTACGATTACTTGATGGAGTTTTCAGAGGAGCAATAAAGAAGTTAGAATCATAATTGTCGATACTTTGTACTTGCTTATTTATCCAGATAGTTTTTTTCTCCCAATCGACATCCTTCCATTGAAGCCCTCGTGCTTCGCCAATTCGAAGTCCACAGTAGTAGAGAGTTAACCAAAGGATCCTGAATCGTAGCTTGTCTTCCACTGCAAGAAACTTATTAAATTCTTCAGGAGAATAGACTTGCTTTTCTTCAGGAAGAGCATCAGGATCATCAAACTTTCTAATATTACTTGTAATACGATAGAAATTAAAATCATAATGCTTTCTTCCAAAGTTAAGAAGAGCCCTTAATACTTTCTGCTTATCATTCTTTGAAACATTATTCAAGTTGTCGCATTTGGCTAGTTCTTTTCTCCAATCTTCATAATGCTGAAGAGTGAGGTTCACACACCTAATATTAAATAAATTCTCGATGTAGGGCTTTGTATGTTTATAGCCCATTTTAGTAGATGTCCTGACAGTTTTATTTTGATATTCCATCCATTTATCCCAGAGCTCACCGACAGTCATTTTATCAGGAGCTTTATGATTCTCATCCAGGTTATTCAAGAACTTTCGTTCTTCTTCACTTGCTTCACCTTTAGTCTTATACTTTTTACTTACAAATTTCTGAACATTGTTTAAATTGTCTTTATAACTTATTTTAAAAAACCAAGCCCTGCCATCTTTGGTAGGCTTATTTGATTTGTATGTTGGCATAAATATCACTTTCCTTTCAATCGCCTAATTATTGTATTATTTCCCAAAAAGTGATATAATGAAACAAGAAAGCCCCATTACATTATATCGTTTGGTATTTTGTTTTAAAGTTTCGCAGACTTTTTATTTGGTGTTTTCAAGTGCCTACTGTTCAAGCAGTAGGTTTTATTTTTACTTATTAACCTGTGATGGTCGACACTCAACCAGGATGCCAATAATTTCGATGGGTTCAGATTCCACCTGTTCAGCAGAGTAGAATGTTTCAACAAACCCAGAGGAATTATTTTTATTTAATGGAGAGATTAAAATGCCATTATTTAAAATAGTGACCTTTTTAAAAGTTGCATCTTCATGACCGATTCTGACACAGCAGTAGTCACCAGATTCGCAAGTAGCACTTTTTAGAAAGATAGCAGTATCACCATTGTGATATAGTGGTTCCATAGAATCACCATCAAGAGTTAAGGCGAAATACTTCCTATCGCCAACGAGCCAACTTTTAGGAATAGTCTCATAAGTTTCAGGAACACCGTTCTCGATAGCTTCATAAGGAACACCAGCAGGAACTTTCCCAAGAACAGGTATGATGTTTTTAGTTTCTAACATTTTGTCAACCATGAAACCTACATCTTCACTGTCGTGTTCTTCTAACAAATAATACATTTTAACATCTAGGATATCAGCAATTTTCTGGATCATGTCAGCTTTAGGATAACTCGCATGATTAGGCTGAACCCAATCACATAAAGTGGAGTATTTAACATCTAACTTAGAAGCTAAAGTTTTACGATCGATGTGTTGAATTTCCATGTACCTTAAGATGTTATTAGCTAGAATGACCTTACTTTTACTTTTAGAACTATTCATTTTACATTCTCCTTTCTAGTTCATTGTACAATATTTCGGAATAAAATACAAGTTTTTTGTAAAATATTCCGAAAAAATCGCAATTATTACAATTTAGGTATTGACAATCCGAAAAGTTCGGAATAAAATGGAATCATAGAGAGGAGGGTAGGAAAGCTAATGACACGACTTTCAGAAAAAGGGCGAATGCTCAATAGAGTTGGAAGTAGGGTATCATTAAGAGCGAAAAGAGTAGATTTAAATTTGACACTTGAAGAGGCTTCAAAGCTTATAGGAATTAGTAAGTATTCACTTTATAACTACGAGAAATACAAGACAATTCCTAATATTGAAGTGGCAAAACAGATAGCGAAAGCATATCGTGTCGATATAGATAGTTTACGATTTGCTCCTGATGATACAGAAGTAATTAGCAGTAAAAAAATGAAGTAGTTGTTAGTAAGGTAGTAAAGAAAAAAGAAAAAAAGAAATTAGAACACCTTATTTTTTTTACTGTTGTGTTCCGAAAATTTCGGAATAAAGAGTCTGCGAAACTTTAAAACTTTAAAACAAAATTACGAAAGGAAAGGGAAAATGAAACCAAAACGAAAATTGAAAACATGGGTAAAAGTAGCATTACTTTTATTACCACAGGCAGTAATGATAATGGAGCTGTTTTTAATTGGCTTAAATTTGAAATACATTAAAGAACAGCCAAGAGTTTATATCGTTTCAGGAGGTGGCTATTGTGAGTAAAAATATAAGCACTACTGAAATGAAAGAACTAATGAATAAGATCTGGGCATCCACAGAGGATATAAAGAAAATAGGATGCATTGGAAAGAATAAAGCTCTTGAAGTTAAGAAAGAGATTAGAGAGCAAATGAGAGAAGACATGATGGTATTTCCAAGAAATTTAGTAGGAATGAATTATGTCCTTAAATACTTTCATATAGATGAAAGAATATTAAAAAAAAACGATGAGATAGGAGGTTTATTACATGGATAATAACATGCCACAATTTCCAGAAATCCCAGAGGAAAATGTCTTCGATAAAGAAATGCTAGATTTCAATTCTAAATTACAAAAGAAAAAGAATAGTTTAAGAAAAGAATTATCAGAAAAAGGAATCCTTCCAAAAGGAGCTCATAATGATTATGACAATTATGATTATTTTAGTGAAGCTCAATATAAAGAATTATTCATAGGCTTATTTAGTAAGCATGGATTAGAGTTTGATTCCACAGAGGTAGAGATCCAAAGTATTACAGGAACAGAAAAACAGCCATTCGGAGTAATAGCAACAATGAAATACATAATGACTGATATAGATACAGGATACGAGGTAGAATGCATTCATTCAGGATTGGCAATCGATAAAGGCGATAAAGCAATTTATAAAGCCAAAACAGGTGCATTGAAAAGTTTCTTTGCTTCAACATTTTTAGTAGCTACTAAAGATGATCCAGAAAGAGAAGATGATAAACCAGCACAAAAGAAAACTTATACAAAAGCTACAACAACTACTCAAAAAGTAGGAACGATAAGCAAAGTTCAAAAGGATAGAATTATAGAATTATTCGGAAATTCCAAAAAGGAACTTCAAGACATCATGAAAAAGTATAAGAAGAAAAAAATTACTGAATTAGATTTAAAAGAAGCTTCAGAAATTATAAAGAGAAAGGAAAGTGAATCCGTAGATGAATGATTTAACAATTATACCAGGAGAGAAACCATCACTACATAAAAGTGCAGTTGAAACAATAATTGAAATTGAAGAAAAACTAAAAGAATATACAGATATGCGAGATGAATATAGATCCATATTACTTAAAGGAATGGAAGAGAAAGGAATTACTGACATTTTAGATGAGGAATCAGGACTTCATATTCATTACAATGAAGCAAAAGAAAGCTTGGAAACATTTGATAAAAAGCAATTCAGAAAAGAAGAGCCTGACATGTACGATAAGTATGTAACATTCACAGGCAAAAAATCAGCCTACTTGACAGTTACAAGAAAATGATTGAATCGTGGGAAATAGCAGGAGGAATACTCGAATACATAGATGAAACACACACTTATTTATTTAATGGAGTAATTCTTCCTAGCATCACACAGATTCTGAAGATAAAATTCGGAAATAAATACAATGGAGTTTCAAAGGAGGTATTGCAAAAGGCTTCAGAAAATGGAACCAGAGTTCATGAAGCAATAGAAAACTACGAGAAGCGAAGCATTGATGAACCAGGATGTGTTGAATTAAGAAATTATAAATTACTTAAAAACAGATTCGGATTCGAGTGCCTAGACAATGAAGTTCCTATAGTTTTATTTCTGGATGGAAAGCCAGTAAGTGCTGGAAGAGTTGATTTGATATTAAAGGATGGAGAAAAAGTAGGCATTGCAGACATAAAGAGGACAAGTGTCTTCGACAAAGAGTATGTCACATACCAAACCAACTTATACAGAATCGGATACCAGCAATGTTATGACATAAAAATAGAATTTTTAAAAGGGTTACACCTACGAGAAGATACAAGAAAGTATATAGACTTACCAATAAATGAAGAGATGAGTCTAGAATTAGTAAAAAAATATTTAGAGGAAAGGAAAGAATATGAATAAAGTTGAATTAACAGGTAGATTGACAGCAGATCCTGAACTTAAACAAGTAGCTGATTCAGATAAAGTTTATACCAGGTTCTCATTAGCTGTTCAAAGAAGTTTTAAAAATAAAGATGGAGAATATGATGCAGATTTTTTCAATGTTGTTGCATGGGATAAAAGAGCAGAAACAATTTGCAATCATGTTAAGAAAGGTCATAGATTTGGAGTAACAGGAAGACTTCAAAATAAAAGCTATGAAAAACAAGATGGAACTACAGGTTACATAACAGATGTAATATTAGAAGACTTCGACTTTTTAGAGCCTAAATCTAGAGAAGAAGCACCAGAGCCAGATTATCCAGAAGCACCAGCAGAGGATGATCCATTCGCTGACTTTGGAGATAAAATCGAACTTTCAGATGATGACTTACCATTCTGATGAGAACAATAGTAAAAGTAAAACAAGTTTTTAGAAATATAAAGAATCAGATGCTTCTTATTGAGAACCTTTTTTCAGACATTGATATAGAGCTAGATAAGGAATATACACTTGAATTAAGAGAAGTAAGGAATAAAAGAACCATTCAGCAGAATAAATACATGTGGGCTTTGATACATTCGATAGCACATCATGAATCAACCAACCAAGATGAAGTAGAGATTTATTCATTAGCTTTAGAAGAAGCAAATGCAAAGTACATTTATTTATTAGGAACACCAGAGGTAGAAGATGAATTAAAGAAGAATTTCAGAGCAGTTCGTGTTGTTAGACCAACAGTAGAGAATGGAAAAGAATTCATTGTTTATAAATGCTTTATTGGAACTTCAAAGATGGATACGAAAGAAATGAAAAAAGTCCTAGACATAATAATAGCCTGGGCTGAAGAGTTAGGAATCGAAACAAGTGAAGAGTATTATTCAGAATAAAAAACAATGCTTTATTTGTTATAAACCTAATGGACTTCATGATCATCACATTTACTTTGGAGTTGGAAGAAGAAAGATAAGCGAGAAGCATGGATTCAAAGTGTGGCTCTGCCAGGAACATCACCAGGGAACATATGGGGTTCATGGATCCAGAGGTCATAAATTAGACATATTTCTAAAACAAACATGCCAGAAAAAATATGAAGAAACTCACAGCAGGGAAGACTTCATAAAGTTAATAGGAAGAAACTACATAGAGGAGGATACCAAATGAGCGATGGAATAATAATAACATTAATTATATGTGCCACAATTATAATAATTTCAATAATTGGTAAGAAGAAAGATGGCAGATAAAAAGTTTTATTGGATAAAGCTTAAGACAGATTTTTTTAACAGGGCAGATATAGACTTTTTGTTATCACAGCCAAATGGATGTCAGTATGTAGTTTTATATCAAATGCTATGCTTAAATACAGCTAATAACGATGGAAAATTAGAAACCAGGATAGGAGAAGTAATAGTGCCATTCAATGCCGAAAAAGTCGTGAGGGATTGCAAATACTTTGATATTGATACAGTTAATGTAGCCATGACACTTTATAGAAAGATGGGGCTTATTTATGAGCAAGAAGATGGAACTTTAAGAATATCAAAATACGAAGAAATGGTAGGAAGCGAAACTTCGAGTGCAAAAGCAATGAGAGAATGGAGAAGCAAAAAAAAGTTATCACAATGTGATAACAAAGTGATACAAGAGAAAGATAATAGAGATAAGATTTTAGAGAATAGAGATTTAGATAAAGAGGAAGAGTTAGAAATAGAAGTTATTAATGATAAATCATTAAAACCTAAACAACTTGAATCAGAATTTGAAAATTTATGGAAACTTTATCCGAGAAAGAAAAGCAAAAAGGATGCATTAAGACATTACATGGTAGCAAGAAAGAATGGCACTCAATACGATGATGTTTTAAATGGAATATATGCTTACCTAGACTACATAAAGAGAGAGAAGATAGAAACACAATTCATTAAACATGGTTCAACCTGGTTCAATCAAGAGTGCTGGAACGATGAATATTTAGTGATTAATCCTAATAGAACTTTAAAAGACATAAGCATGGCAGAAATAGATGAGGCATTAAGACTTGAAAGAGAAAGGAGTGGTAAAAGTTAATGACACAAATAGAATTCATAAAATGCATTAAAAAATTAACTTCATTATATCGTACTAATATGAGCCAGGAAGAAATAGCAGATTGGTATGATAAGTTCAAAGATTATGAGTTCGAACCTTTTTATTCAATGATCGGAAAAATAAAAAATAAAATAATGCCAAATGCCATAGAGCTAGAAGATTTATGTGAGCAAGAATTAGTTAGCAGGAACTTTCAAATTTTAGATCTAATGTGGAAAGATGGTTATTTCAAAAATGGTTCATATGGAGAATTAGCTCCAGAACAACAAAGCAGAAACTTTGAAAAAGCAATGATGTGGTTAAATACAGGAGTTATTCCTGGATGGTTTCAAAAGGATATGGATGAATATAAACAGAAGCAGTTATCAGGAAATGAAACCAAGATGATAGGAGATAATAGTGGAAGAGAAAGTCTACAACTACCTAATAACCAATCACATAGGTAAAGATAACCTAATAAAAAATAAAGACTTAAGAAAAATATTCGACATACACAGTGATAAGTCATTACGAAAAATAATTCAAAACATAAGAGAAGATAAAAACTTTTATTTAATAGTAGGAAGTATTAGTGGCAGAACAGGAGGCTTTTATATTTGTCATACAGAGGAGGAAATAGAAGAAACAATAAATAACATTAGACATAGAGCAAATCAAATGTTAAGGATGTGCCATGTGCTAGATTGGAAGAAAGAACAGGTAATAAATGAATAAGAAAGAATTATCAAAATACTACCATTTATCAATGGAGATAAAAGATTTAGAAGAACAAATAAAAGAACTCATGGATAGTTTGGTAGGAAGCCCAGAATTAACAGGAATGCCACATGGAACAGGAATAGGAAATCCTGTAGAAGAAAAAGCAATGCTTATAATTAACCTCAAAAACAAATTAGAAAAGCGAAGAGAAAAAGCACTAAAGGAACTTACTAAAATTGAATTATACATCGCAAACATAGAATCAACAGATACAAGACTTATTTTTACTAAAAGATACATCCAGTTTAAAAGATGGGATGAAATAACAAAAGAAATGTGTATGAGCAAGAGTAATGTTTTCAGAAGACATCAGGAGCAATTGAAATCGAATCAAAAATAAATAGTTGGGAAAAAATTACAAGATACATAAAACTTCTTCGAAAATACAATAAACTCGAAACCGAATATGAAGTCTTAAGAGAATATACCAAAGAACACTGCTTCGAAAAGCTCATCGACAAGATGGGAGAACCATTAGAAATTGAAAGATTACGAGAAGAGAATAAAAGACTACGAATTAAGGTCAAAGAATTAAAAAACGAGTTAAGAAATAAATAAAAATGCATTTCAGACATAAAAAGATACATTTCGTGCAAAGTTTCTTCATAAAGAAATAAAAATATAATATTAGAAAGTTCGAATAAAAGGCAAAAAAATGCCTTTTTTCTGTGTTATAATTAATACAGGGTGATATTATGTGGCTAAAGCTAGATTTAGAGGGAATGATTTTTAAATTAAAGATCGAAAAGTATGATTCAAAAAAATTAGATGATGATGATTGGGCTAAAGTTTCATTTAGTTTTAAATTTGGAAATATAATTAATTATTCGGAATCCAATGCAGAATTAATGCAAAACCAAGAAATAAATATTTTAGAAAGTTATTTGAAGAGATTACTTGAGGATAAGATAAAAGAAAAAAAGACATACAATTTTATAGAACCAGATTTTGAAATGGACTTTTATCCTAAAATGTACTCAACAGATCCTAACTTAATTTATATTAAACCTGGAACAGAAGTAGCTGACATTTCAATGGATCTTCGTGTTAACCTTTGGAGCGATGGATTAACAGGTAATTATTTTTCAATGTCCTTCGATAGGGAAGATATAGAAAAATTTTATACATACTTATTATTAGTAACTAATAAGATCGATAAAAATGATGAAAAAGTTCAGAAATTAATAGAAGCAGGAACTTTATATGGAGAAGAATTATGATAGCATTAAGAACCAGAGAAGATTTTGAAAACATGTCAATAGAAGAATTAATTCAGGAACAGCAAACACGAATGAAAGAAATAATAAAATTTGAAGACAAACATATTCTTCATAAAGATGAAGATAATTCAAAGCCACCATTCAAACCAACAATGATTGAATCGCCAAGTCCATCAGTAAGATGGAGAGTTATTTCAGAAGAATTGATAACAATAACAAAGCTACTTGATGAAAAAACCAGAGATAAATATGGCATTGGAATTGATTATTATTAAAAGTTGGGAGTAAATGGGAGTAAGTTGGGAGTAAATGGGAGTTTCAACTATGATAAAATGATAATATAGGAGATTACCTAATAGGTAGTCTTTTTTTATGCACTAAAGGATGTGGATAAGATGATGAAGACATGCTCGGTATGTGGAAAGATTCATGACTTTAATAAGGTATGCAAGAGGCAGAACAATAAGAAAAAGTCGGAAGCAAATAAGTTCAGAAATACCAACAGATGGATAGAGAAGCGAAAGCATATCAGGGAGAGGGATAAGAACTTATGTCAGGTATGCTTAACAGGAAAGCATAATACCAATTACAAATATACCTACAATGAATTAGAGGTTCATCACATCATACCAATCAATGAAGATTATTCAAAGCGATTAGATAGTGATAATTTAATCACACTATGCAGATACCATCATGAGATGGCAGAATCAGGACAAATTTCCAGAGAAGAATTACAGGAGATAGTGGCAGGGAAATACTAACCCCCCACCACCAATGGTAATTTTTTTTATATCAAAACCACACCGACAGCCCACCTACATTCACACAATTTATTATTTGTCGTGAGTTTTTTGGAAAGAGAGGATACAATGAGGAGATACGAAAATGTAAAAATAGATAAGCTGAAGCCTTACGAAAACAATGCAAGAACACATAGCGAAGAGCAGGTAGAGAAGATAGCTAACTCAATAAAAGAGTTCGGATTCATTAACCCTGTCATAATTGATAGCGAATATGGAATAATTGCAGGACATGGAAGAGTTCTAGGAGCTCAAAAGTTAGGAATGAAAGAAGTTCCCTGTTTATTTGTTGAAGATTTAACAGAAACACAGAAAAGAGCATACATTCTAGCCGATAATAAACTAGCTCTGGATGCTGGATGGGATGATGAAATTCTAAAACAAGAAATAAAAGCCCTAGATGATTTGAATTTTGATGTTTCAATAGCAGGATTCGACATTGATGATTTTGATTTCACACAGGAAGACATAGAGTTTCAGGAAGATAACTTCGATGTTGAAGCAGAACTACCAGAAATACCGAAAGCCAAGTATGGAGATGTCTACCAACTAGGCGACCATAGACTTATGTGTGGAGATAGCACTAGCCCAGAAGACATTCAGAAGTTAATAGGCGATGAAATAATGGACTTATGTGTTACAGATCCACCATACAATGTCAATTATGTCCCAATAGGAGAATCGTTATACAAGAAAGATGAGAATAGCCCAAGTAAAATACTTAATGACAATATGGATGATGAATCGTTTTATGACTTTTTATTAGCCTTTTATGAAATAATGCTCGAGGTTTTAAAACCAGGAGGAGCATACTACATATTCCATGCTGATTCAGAGGGATATAACTTTAGAAAAGCATTAAGAGATGCTGGAGGCGATGTCAGAGAGAATTTAGTATGGGTTAAAAATGCATTAGTTCTAGGAAGACAGGACTACCAATGGAAGCATGAGCCCTGTTTATATGGCTGGAAAGATGGAGCAGGACACTACTTCATAGATGACAGAACACAAACAACAGTGTTTGAAGATAAAGCTGACTTGGATAAATTATCAAAAGAAGAACTAAAAGAAATGATAGAAGACATTCTAGCTGATAAGATTCCAACAACAGTGATTCATGAGGATAAACCATTGAAGAATGATATTCATCCAACAATGAAACCAATAAGACTTCTTTCAAGACTAATAAAAAATAGTAGCCGTCATGGAGAAAATGTTATTGATTTCTTCGGAGGTTCAGGATCAACATTGATAAGTTGCGAACAGCTAGGAAGAAAATGCTTCATGATAGAACTTGATCCAAAGTATGTTGATGTAATAATAAGCAGATGGGAAACATTAACAGGAAAAACAGCAGTAAAACTAATTGATGGAATAGAAAAGGAGGCGAATAACAATGATTGAAAAAGTTAATCCGAGCCATCCTGATAAGATAGCAGATAGGATAGCAGGAGCAATAGTAGACTTGGCTTACACCAAAGCTAGAAATCCGAGAGTGGCAGTAGAAGTTTTAATAGGACATGGAAGCTGTCACATAATAGTAGAAACATCCGAAAACTTTACTAATCATGAAATAGATCGGATAGTTAAAAGAATAGCAGGAAATGTTGAATTAGATTTAAAAGTGGTAAAACAAGATGAGCACTTATCAAAAAATCAAAAAGGAAAGATTAGGTGTGGAGATAATGGAATATTCAAAGGTGTTCCATTAACAGAAGAAGAGATCAAGTTATCAAGCTATGCTAAAGACATTTATGCCAAGAATCCATTCGATGGAAAATACATTCTGGATGGCGACAAATTAATAATATGCCAAAGTAATACTGATGAAGATGACATCTACGAAGATTATCCACAGGCGATAGTTAATCCACTCGGTTATTGGAGTGGTGGACTTGATGTGGATACAGGAGCAACAAACAGAAAGCTAGGATCCGACATGGCACAAGCAGTAACAGGTGGAGGATTACATGGCAAAGATTTATCAAAGGCAGATGTGTCATTAAATATTTATGCTTTCAGGAAAGCTCAAGAATTAAATAGGACTGTTCAATTCAGCTGTGCAATCGGCGATGAAGTAATAGATGGAAAACCTTATAGCGAGATAGTAGAAGAAGCTAGAGAATACATTAAGAAAAAAGGTGGATTTGAAAAGTTCGCCGAATGGGGATTATTCTAATGAATAAAATGTCATTAAATGAACAAGCCCAGGAAATACTTCGAATAGCAGAACAGCATGGAGTAGAACAGAACTTCTTCTTCCTAACGACATTTAAAAGATACCAAGTACAGCTTCAGATTCTGAATGATTTGGAGAAGACCATAAAAGAAGATGGAACATTGGTAACCAAAGAGTATGTCAAAGGCAGGAAAAATGTTTATTCACACCCAGCGATTTCTGATTACAACAGAACAACTGACAGTGCCAATAAAACAGTTAGCACTTTGATGAAAATAATAATCTCATTAAGAAAAGATGATGTAACCGAAGAAGATGATCCACTGCTACAAATTATAGCAGGTGGAAGAATTGAAAAATAAAGCATACCAATATGCAAAAAAGGTAGTAGACAGAAAAATTTCAGCACCAAAGTATGTTATAAAACAGTGCGAGAGATTTCTAGAAATTGCAGAAGATAAAAATCCTAAATACATGATTAATAATGCAAAGGTTAAACAGATTGAATCAATTTTAAAGATTTTGATAATGCCAAAAGGATTGAAAGCAGGACAGACAATTTATGAATGCTCCTGTGGATATCAATGGGTTTTTTACATTTCAATTCTTTGTATTGTTTATAGGAACAACCCAGAGAAAAGAAGATACGAAACAGCCATCCTGGAAATAGCCAGAAAGAACTTCAAGACTTATACAATAGCAACGATATTTATATTGTTGTTTTTATTAGAGCCAAAATACTCAAAGTTTTATTCAGTAGCACCAGATGGATCACTTTCAAGAGAAGTAAAAAGTGCCATTGAAGAAACATTAAAATCAAGCCCTTTAATTTATATCCATAAAGAAAGTAAAAGATTCAAAATACTTCGAGATTACATTCAGTTCAATTTAACCGAGAGCAGGTATTATCCACTAAATTATTCTTCAAGTAGGATGGATGGAAAACTTCCGAATGTCTTTCTAGCTGATGAAGTTGGAGCACTTCCAAACCCTTATGCAATAGAATCCATGAGGTCAGGACAGCTTAACATACTTAATAAGCTAGGATGCATTATTTCAACCAAGTATCCAACATTCAATAATCCATTTGAAGATGAAGTCGGATATGCAAAAAGAGTGCTTGATGGATTAGAAAACGATGAAACAGTATTCGCACTTTTATATGAGCCAGATGAAGATTTAATAAAAGATTGGACTACTAATGATGAAGTTTTAAAACAATCAAATCCTGTAGCTTTGGAGATTCCAGAAATCTGGGAAGACTTAATCAAGAAAAGAGATAAAGCCATAGCTGTTGAATCAGTAAGAGAAAACTTTCTAACAAAGCACTGCAATATCATATACCAGGGATTAGGAACAGAAAGCTACATTGATATAAATGAAGTTAGGAGTTGCAAAGTAGCTCACATAGAATGGACAGGAAAGAAAGTTTATATTGGAGTAGACCTAGCAATGACTAACGATAACTGTGCAGTGGCGATGGTTTCAGAAGAAGATAATGAGATACTAGCAGATGTCGTAGCATTTATTCCAGAGGGAAGAATAGAAGAGAAAAATCAATTTGAAAGAATTAATTACAATGAATTTATTAAGACAATGAAATGCATAGCATGTGGAAATAGGACAGTTGATTATGGAATCATTGAAGACTTTGTTTTCAACATAGAAGAAAAATACAAAGTAACAGTTGTTTCCATTGGGTACGACCGATACAATGCCCTTTCTTCAGCTCAAAAGTGGGATAAGAAATATAACACAATAGAGATAAGACAGCACAGCGACACATTACATAGTCCAACAAAATTATTGTATGAAAAAATACTTGATCGTAAATTCAGATACGAGGAAAACAAATTACTTGAAATCAACTTTGAAAATGCAAGATGCACATACGATACTAATATGAACAGATACATAACCAAGAAAAGAAGCCAGGGAAAAGTCGATATGGTAGTGGCATTAATAAATGCTGTTTATTTATTACAAAAAGATGTATTCCTAGAGAATGATGACTTCTTCGTACAGGTAATAGAATAGGAGGTGGAAACATGGGAATATTCAATTTTTTTAGAAAAAGAGAAGAGGAAATAGTAAACCCTGAAGAAACAGTAAATGATGTCCTATTAAAGGCAATGCTAAAGGGAGAGAAGATAGACAAAGAGAAAGCTTTATCACTTCCTGCAGTTTCAAGTGCAGTTGATAGGATATGCAATACAGTAGCGATGATTCCGATTAAACTTTATAAAGAATCCATAGATCCAGAAACAGGAAAGAAAAAAGTTGAAGAAGTAAAATCGGATCCGAGAATTAAAATGCTTAATATTGAAAGTGGAGATACACTCGATGCATTTCAGATGAGAAAAGCATGGGTTCAGGATTACTTATTAGAAAAAGGTGGATATTTGTTTATTGAAAAAAGTAAAAACAAATTCAAAAGCCTTCGTTATGTTGATGCAGAGGACATAACAGTTAATACTAACTTTGATCCAATTTTTAAAGACATAACCTACATGGTGCAGGGAAAAACTTATGAAACATTTAATTTCTTAACAATTCTTCGAAGCACCAAGAATGGAGGTTCAGGAAGAAGCATCATCAGTGAGGTTTCTTCAGCAATTGAGAATGCATACCAGACATTACTTTATGAATTAGGACTTGTTAGAACAGGTGGTGCCAAGAAAGGATTTATTACTTCACAAAGAAAGCTAGGAGAAAAAGAAATAGCAATGCTTAAAAAA